GAACCGTCATCGGCTCGCCAGCGACATCGATCGATGTCCCTCCGACGAACGCCTCGTTGCTGGGAGACCCGTACTGCGGGATGCTCATGCCGGGATTCACGCGGTAGAAGTCGCGGAACTCCACCGACCAATCGACGCTGAACTGGCTGTACCCGATTTCCTGCGGCTGCTTCTCGAGCGGCTCGGAGTTCTCGTAGGCGAACTCGAGCATCCACACATAGCGCGATTCGGCCTCTGGCTTCAGCGTGTACGACTTCGCATAGAGCGCGGTATCCCCGGGGAACTGCGACCCGATGTCCGGAAGGTCGACGCCGTCGACGGTCGTGCCGAACAGCGCGCGCACGGCGGCGGCGGTCGTCAGCGGCGTCGAGTCGTTCCAGACGGCGAACCGCCGCGTGGCGGTGATCTTGCCATCCGACCATGACTCGTTCCGCGTCTCCTGTAGTTCTATCGCCGGCATCAGATGAACCCCGCTGATCTCTGCTGGTCTCGGATGTTGGTCATGAGTCCGACCAGACGCTCGTCGTTCTTGCGCTTGTCGGCGGCTGGATACGCGTCGAACTTGAAGGAGCCGAGCGCGGTCTGTGCGCTTCCGATTCCCGCCTGAGCGGAAGAGACGCGCTGGTTCTCAAGCTCCGTGAACTCCTGCGCGAGGTTCTCGCGAAGGCGCTCGAGCCTCTCATCGTCGCCCTTCTTGCGTTCCGCTTGCTCCTTGCGCAGCATCCCCAGGCGAAGGTCGAACTCGTCGCGAACGAGAGTCTCCCTCTCGGCGAGCAGCCTCTTGAAGGCTTCCCGCTCCTCTTCGGATGCGGCGACCGATCCGTCCGCAAATCCCTCGAGCAGCTTCTCGCGCTCGTCGGCGACGGCCTTCTCCATCTCGAGGCGAAGCGCCTCCTCCTCGTCGCCAGCCTCCATAGCGGCCTGTATCGCGGCCTTCGCCATGAAGTCGGCGCGATCCTGCGCGAGCTTCTTTTCCTGATCGCTGTTGAAGTTCTGAAAGCCGAGTTCGCGCTCGAACGCATCGCTCCTTGCCTTCTCCTGCGCCTTGCGCACTTCGGCGATGCGCTTGAGCTCCGCGTTCTTCTTCTCCTCTTCGGCCTTGAGCGCGGCCTTCATGTCGGCTTCGTAGGCGAGCTCTTCCGCGCGCATGCGCTTCTGATCGGATTCGCTAGTGGCTCCGAAGATGCCGTCTGCGATCCGTTCTCCAATCGCCTTGCCAGCCTCGAAAGCCCCTCCGATGATCGGGAGATTTGAAACCAGATCGTTCACCGCTTGGCCGAGCGACTTGTCCCCTCGAATTGCCTCGGCAAGGGTGCGCAGCATGTTGTCGGCCATGCCGAGTCCGATGAGGTTGCCGATGACCTTCCCGAACTTCTGCTCGGAGAAGTTGTCCCTGACGATGTTGCCGAACTTGTTCGAGAAGCTGCCGCCCGCGCCAGCGCCGGCGGCATCGGCAGACGACTTGACGGACGACATCGTCCGATTGAAGTCGTCCATCGAGGCAGTCACCTTGATGTTGATTTCACCTGCGTTCAAGCGTTCTGCTCCACATAGCGCCGCATCCAGTTCCCGTCATCGGCAGAATCGCCGAATCCGTTCGCGGCGTACCCAAGGTGCGCCTCGAACTCGGCGACCGTCAGGTCGAGCGGGTTGCCCACGCCGGGAGCCGAGCGCGCGATCAGGTGCGCATGACCAAGCCAGTCGCGGGGGCGTTCCCTTGGCGCTGGCCTTACGCTTTTCCCTGATCGATCCTCTCGCGGTGCGCGTCGATGTCGATCCCGAGAGTCGCGACGGCGGTCATTGACAGCTCGTCGAGCGAGAGCGCGCGCGACAGCGCGTCCGCGCCGTCGACGCCGCATGAGACCGTCAGGACGCGCATTGCGCCCGCAGGCGTGAAGCACTCCACGACGAGCACCGACGCGGCCCTGGCTTCCTCGCGAGCAGCCATGACCTGTCGGATCGCCTCCTGCTTCGTAAAGCCCACCGCGAGCGCGTCGTCCGCCGCCTTGCGCGCCTTGTGATCGGCGAGCTCCTCGGACAGCGCGATGCGCTCTCGAACCGTCAGCGGTCGCACGCTCACGCCCGCGACCTCCCAAGGAGAAAGCCGAATCATGCGCGCCTCCGAAGCAGTGCCGCGAACGGGTCGTCAAGCACGATCTGCCTGTCGCCCGCGCGGCGGATCGACCATCGGTCGACCTCATGCGGCTTGACGCCGCTCGAGACGAGCGCGAACCCGAGCGCGGCCTCTTCCGAGACCGTGCCGGGGTTGATGCGACGAGACCAAGCCCTGCCGTCCTGCTGCACGACCGAGACGACCCAGTCGGTGTCGCCAGGCCCGCCGAAGGCGAGCACCGTTTCCTCTGTAGATGCGGTTTTCATGTGTCTCTCAGACGAGCCATGTCACGACGGGCGCAGTGCCGTCGCCGTTCGAGAAGTTGCAAGTCAGCGTGCTGTCGCCGTTCTTGTCGACATTGAACGCGAAGTTGTTGAACACGCAGTTCGCCGCGATGCGCGCGTCGTTGGTCGCGGCCGTCGTTGTACCGACCACATCGTAAAGCGTAAGCGTGAGCGCCGCCGTCGATGTCGAGACGAAGAACGATGCGGTGGTGCCCGTCGCCGTCGAGTCTGCGGCGGCAATGCCGTTGAGCGATCCAGTGAGATCGAGCAGTCCGAGGCGGCGGCGCTTGCCGCTGTCTCCGAATCCGGTCAGGTCGCTCTCGGGGCGCGCGAGCGTCGCCGCGAAGGTCTTGACCTTGATGACATCGCCGCCGGTGGGCATCGTCACATTGCCGTCGTTGCCGATGAGATAGGTGTTGATTGGCATGGGGTAATCCTCAGGTGTCGAATGCCGTCAGGCGATATGTCTCTGTCATCGACCACGCATCGTCATCGAATGACGGCACGGTCGCGGACACCTTGACCGCCGAGACCCTGTCGAATCCCGTGGCCGACATCGTGGTTGAGAGCGCCGTCTCGAGCGCGGATGTCGCGGTGTAGATCGCGTCGGCTCCCGCGTTCGAGTACACAAACAGGAAGTTCACCGTCAGGTCGTATCGGTTCTGCCCGCCAAAATGCGGCGTGATCGTCGCGGATGCCTGAGTGCCGTAGACGAGCAGCGGAAACGCGGCGTTCGACGGCGCTTGGTCGAGGTAGATTCGGCTTCCGAGCGCGCTCGTCAGCGTCGAGTTTGCGTAGAGCCGCGTCTTGACGGCGTCGAGGATCGGCTTCACTTTCCACCTCCAGAGAACCCGCGCGCGATCGCGTTCTTGACGATGCTCAGCGCGCGCTTGGTGAGCGCGTTGAACACGGGTCGGACATAGGGTCGCGATCGCACTCGGCGCGTGCCGAACTCAAGGGCGCGCGCGTACTTCAGATTCGATCCGTAGGTGAACGAGATCCGATCGGGCGTAACATCGGTGGTGAGGACTGCAAGATCCTGCGTCGTCTGCTTGGTCTTTCCGATGCCGAACTTCTGGCTCGCGTTGACCATGCCGATCGCCCAAGACTGCCGAAGCCGTCCCGTGTTTACAGCCGGCGGCTGGCCGGGCGCGCTCGCCCTGTGGAAGCCGCGCGCGCGAAGGTTGCGCCCGTTCGCGCGGCCTTGGCTCACGCGGTAGAGTCTGCCAGTGCCTGGCTTCGATAGGCGCGCCCTAATGCCCTTAGACGCGATCAGCTGGATGTCGAGCAGACCGTCCGCGACGAAACGCATGGTCGTAGCCTTGACCTTGGCGGGGTCGAAAGTGCTGCTCACAGCGTCACCTCTGGCTCAACCTCGACGCAGTCGACGATCGTGTGGTTCAGGTGCGGCGCAGCGCCCGTCTCGCCGAGCTCGCCCGGGTTGGTGACGCCCGTTACGCGCCAAGTCTTCGCCGTGCCCGTGACCTTGTCGTGAATTTCGTCGTCGATGCGGATGTCGGCGCACCCCTCGAGGTAGATCGCGGTAGTGGTTCGACCGTTCATGCGCTCCTGTGCGACATCGCTCGACTGAGACGCGGGCTGCACGAATCCGCGAACCTCGAACTCCCGCTCGTAGGTGCGCGAGACGCGGCCATCGGTCTCCACCGCCGTCGTGGGGCGGTAGACGAAGAGGCAGCGCCCGAACCGCGCGACGAGTCCGCCGACGCTCAACGCAGCCTCCGATACGGGGCGAGGAGCTCGCGGATCTCCTCCTGCTGCTCCGCTGCCGCGCGGCGGCTGTAGGAGTACCCGCCAAGGCTCTCGGAGGCGATGCCGCTGTCGCGCGTCCTGTCGCGGTAGAACCGCGCAGCGACCGTCAGCGTGGCTTGGACGAGGTCGTAGGGGATCGTGGTGAACCCGCCCGTGTAGTCGACGAGGACGGACGCTTATTGGCGCGGGGCGGCAGTTATCCTCGCAGCCTTGCCGACGGCGGCTTTGTGCTTCGTGCTGGCGCAGCAATACAAACAATTCGTC